ACAAGTCATACTCGTACATTGTCATACGACCTATCTCGTTCATGTCAGTAATGTTTAAAAATCGGACACAATTAATAATGATTTCCTCGAACGTTTCTAGAGATGATTTCTCAATTATTTCTTCTTGAGACCTTGGTTCATCTCCTGTAACAAAGACTTTCCTGCGTTTGACTCACTCAATTCTTGAAGTACATCATCAAACAATTGTTCTAGATCTTCGCACTCTTCAACGTAAGTTTCAACCTCAGTCAATGAAGGGCGAGGACTTTCTGTAACCGTTCCATAGTAGATAATATCTGCCAATGATGCGATATTCTTTGCGTATAATTCTGGGATTTTAGCAGATAGCGCCATTCCAAATTTTAGTCCTTGTTGCTCGATTGGATAAGCTTTATCCAACGCACGAACGAATTTCACTCCGAAT